CTACACGTGCTACTATCTTTACGAAACCATTCGTATTGAATTGCTTGACCAATCTGTAGTCCGTACTCTACTGTATCTTTTTCACTATCAGAAACAAATAAATCCGGAAACCCCGCTGGGTTTATATCAATTTTTACATCTACCATTAAGTACGTATTTCGCTATATATTCCCTTGTTATTATATCTTGCAAAGTTAATCTTTATTTTTGACTCTTTTTTTTGAGGTGTATATAAGTGTTTTTGATTAGCCATAATAGCCAAACCTGAACTTATAGTTGCGTCAAACTTAGTTCTATTGTTAATATTGAACCTAGCCCAGTCTTCTAATGTTCTATTAAAATACATAGTCCCCATGTCTAATTTATCTCTAAATGTCCCATCCATATCCATACCCACATACTTTTCTATATAACTTTCAATAGCGCTTGCATGCGCCTGCTTTACTTCCTCTGAAGAGTTAGGTATACCTCCTATTTCTTTTTCAGACTTAGAAAGTTTGTTGTACACTTTATCTGGTCGATTCATACAATATTTTCTATACCCTCTATTTTTAAAATGATACAATAATCTAGGTTTATTATTTTCTACTAAAATAGGCATTCCGTAAAAAACACAAGCCATTAATACATCTTCAAAAAATAATTCTGCAGTTTGCGGTCTTGCTACGTATTCTAAAAAAAATTCATTGCTAGGGGCATTGTCCATATTAAATTTAGTTAATCCGTGTAATGCACCATTTGATCCTCCGCCTCCTACTGTTCCAGATATATCATATGAGTCACACCCAAAACTACCTAAATGTTCATTGCCTGGTGCATACTTTCCATTTTGATTTAACCTACAATTTTGTAAGTTTTTTTCTGGTATCCAGGAAATTAAAAATCTACCTCTTGTGTCAGGTGACCATATTACTTTTGAATCTTTGATTCCGTCTTTCCAGCTAAATCTACCTCTAGTTAAATAATGCTCTTTAATTAAAGAATCATTATAATCTATCTGCTGATAAATTTTAGTTAGGTTAAACAATGACTGTTTACTTTCATCTCTAAAGGCATGAGAATCTGTTCTTGGAAATTGTCTATAAAATTCATTTAAAACATCAGCATCTTTCTTTAACGAATCTACTTCGTTTTCCCAATAATCAATAGCGCCTTGATATATAAATTCTCCGTCAGATCCCTCGACAGCTTTGATTGGTGTTTTAAAAACAGGCATTCCATATTTATCAATATATCCTTCAAAGTTCCATTCCATAGGAACAAACAAATTATATAACCCGCTTTTTGTTTGACCATTTTGATTTCTATTTTTTACATCAGAATCATAAAATAATTTCTTAAAATTTTCACCACCTTTGTCTAAAGCATTAGATGTTGATCCCATCATACATTTACCAATAATCTTACTACCCAGCCTCAAACATGTTTTCGTTACATTCCAGTTGTTAATAATGTTGTCAGGTTTTAACCATTTACCTGATTCATCATGTATTAGCAACTTTAATTTTTCACCATCATAACTATTGTCGGCCGTGTTCTTCCAGTCAATTGTTGTATCTAATCCCTCTAGCTCCTCCTCTTCAGTTTCAAACATATTTTTTTTTGTAATCTTGGAGGCAGGTACTCTGTATGCCAACTCTGTTTTTGGTCTATCCATACCATCTTGTATGGGCTTGAAAAAGAAAGGATAGTTGTTTGATATTGGCACAACTTTATCAGTAAACATTTTTTTGGCATCGGATCCTGTTTTAGAAAGTATACCTATTCTTGCATCCTTGCTAATTGTAGCAGTGTTAACGGCTTCGCAAGAACCCATAAACGAAAAACCTGAACGTCTTATTTTTAAATAACACATGCCAAAACTTCTTTTATCAGCCTTACACGCTTCCCAAAAAATATAAAATATTCTGTTAGCTTCTCTAAACTCGGGTTTACCAATATCTATTTTAGTCCACTGCAAATACATGTAATGAGTACCGGTTATATAGATGGGTGTTCCGTTGTTATAAAACCAATAACCTTCTTCCCTTCTATCGAATTCTGTTTCAATGTAATCAACCCACTCATTTTTAAACTGAGTAGTCATTTCATGCCATTGAAAAATAGAATTAATTCTAGATAAAGCTTTTGGATATTCCGCGGCAACCCAATATTGATCTGTTGTTTTTTTAGAGTTTTTATGTATTATCTTAGGGGCTTTAGGCAACCCTATTAATAACCCATTAATGTCATATATTTCACCAACAGTTCCGTCTTTGCTTATAACAACCAAATCATGATTTGGATTATACCCGTACTGCCAAGACTTATGTTGATTCATTTTCAACATAGATTGTTTGGATACGTGGTTTTTTACAACTGTATATAATTTATTTTGATCGTCTTTCTGCAAATCCTTGTCTTGATTTTTCTTCTACTTTTTCAACTCCGTTTAGTAAATCTTTTTCTAATTCTATTCTTGTAAGTATTTCAAACGCATCGAATATAGCTAGTTTTTTTGTAGCCGCAGCATTCTTTAACCTGTCAGCCGCTAACTCATCATCCTTATCATATTTAATAATATCTTCTTTAGCAACCTTTATTAATTGTGCTACAGCCTCTCTGCCTGCGCTAATTATTTCTATCTTTAAATCTTTTGAACTTTTCATAATACCATTGTTATGTTGTTCCAAAACATTCTGTAAAGTTTTTCTCCGTTAATGTAAAATGGATATTCGCATTCAGGTTCAAAAACCACTTCATCGTTTTCTTTTACACCTAGTTCAGTTAGTTTTGTGTTTGTGTATTTTATAATACCCACTAAAGGCTCCTCTTCAACCGGCTTCATAATAATCGATTTTCTTACAGGAACCGGTTTTATAAAGCAATACTTAGAATGTGTTTGCCATTTGCCGTTATGATAATACATATAAAATTGATCATAATCAATAAAAAACAAGTCGTCTTTAAAAAAACTTCTACCACTTTTTTCTCGACCTTTCATGTCGTAATATATTTTAAAAACATTGTGGTGTACCAGCAATATATCTCCGGCTTGTATTTCACCAGTATAATTTAAAGGACAACTTACAACCTCTGCAAATCTATTGGATGCACTATGATCTTCTTGAGAAACGCTTGTGTAAAAATCAATCCCTCCTATGTTTTTTATATTATCATATCTTCTACCCTTAACAGGTTTTACAATAAAATAGTGTGGAGACTTCATTAAAAGTTTATATTATATTCAATGGCCATTGGCATGTTGGAATTAAATTCCTTCCATAATAATACCTCATTATTTTTTTCAATCCAAATTTTAATTGAATTATTTGATAAGTCTTGTTGAATTAAATGTATTGTGTAGCTTCCGTTTAATATAGATTGGCCTACTAAGTAATGCATAGAGCTTGACTTATAGTCAGCACCTATGGAGATTTTTCTAATATCCATAATAAATTAAATTTTATTTAACTATCCCTATGTTAAGTCTACTGTTAAATCAGAAGAATTAAAAATTCTGTATTTAATGTTGAACAACATTGTACTGTCCCCACCAGTTGGATTTTGAAATGCAGTAAGTACTATCTGAGCATCTTCTAAAAGTTGAGTCTGAGTTTTTGTATATTTATACCAGGTGCTAGCGCCTACACTCATCATGTTTTGTAAAGCGTTGCTTGCTGAAGCAAATGTAATTCCACTGGATGCCACCTGATAATCTACTGATGGAAGAACTAAATTTGAGTAATCAGATGTTACACGATTATATTTTACCAACAATGAATCCACGCAAAGTATTTTATTTACTCCCGGGCTAGCAAGTAAAACTACAGGAACACTGTTCATGTTTAATATTTGCGCTGACGTAACAGAAACTTGAACCATTCTTGTTCCGTCTGCTAACGGCAATGATGATGAAGATGAATTATTAATCCACTGAACACCCGTGCCTGTTGAAGACAATATTTGTCCCGCTGTTCCTACCGCATTTGTGCCGTCTTTTATTGTTGATTTAAAGTATGCGCTATTTTCAAAAATAGCTGGCCCCCACACACCAATGTCACTAGTTAAATTATTTCTATTTAAATTAATCTCGGTTGCAGCATCAATATTAGCATCTTGATTACTACTGACAGTGAAAAAACCTGTGTTACTTATAAACTGTATATTACCATTAAGTGTTGAAGCCAATGAACTTCCTGAAATAGATATAGCTCCTGCGACATCAGATATGCCACTATCGGTTAAGGTGTCAGAGTCTAACCATTTTGGAATTTTGTTTGCTGTTCCACTACCATCCACTACATTTTTCCATAAAACTGAAGTCCCTGTGCTAGATAATACTTGACCAGAAGTCCCAGGTTGACCGCCCGCGTCCTGCATGGTGGAATTGAATCTAGCGTTTGCTTGAAAAGTTGATACTGCGTTTACAACAGCTGAATCTGTTGACGCATTACCTATCTGAATTGTGCTTCCTTGTAGATACGTATCATTAGCAACGATAACACTTGTGCCGTCATCTGTAATAGAACTATTTCCTAAAGACTGAGTTCCTGTCCATTTAGTTAAAGTGTTTGTAGTACCAGAGCCAGAAAATATATTTTGATTGTCAATTTCTTGCCAGACAGTACCGTTAAATATAGCCCAGTCCCCTGTTTGCCAACTGTTATTTCCATCTAGATTTGTAGTACCTGGAGTTCCTACAATGTAGTAATAACCCTGAACCCCTACTCCTGATGCGAGAGCTGGTGTATTGGTTGCTGCATTCCAAGATCCTTGAAAATTTAATCCCGATGGTAGTTGATCTACCCAGGATACACCTGTTACAGTAGAGGATAAAATCTGACCGTTTCCACCAGCGTTTCCACCAGTGTCTTGAACTGTGGAATTAAACCTTGCATTTTGTTGGAATGTCATTGTTCCGTTTACAATAGCTGAATCAGTTACTGCATTACCAATGTGAATTGTACTTCCTTGTAGATATATATCGTTTGCAACAATAACGCTTGTACCATCGTCGGTTATAGAACTATCACCCAATGTGTTGCCATCAGGAGTCCATTTAGCTAAAGTGTTTAATGTACCGGAACCGTCTACATTGTCTACCCAATTTGTTCCAGTGCCTGTTGAAGATAAAACCTGACCTGATGTACCTACATCACCACTGCTATCAGCAATTGTGCCTGAGGTGGAAAGATTTCCTATTAAAGTAATATTGCCTGTTAAGTTTATGTCATTGGTAGCAGTATTTCCCGCTGCCAAAACTTCTGCAAGTGTGTCCGCTGGGATTATATTTGCAATAGACTGTAGTGTAAAGTTTACTGTCTCATTGCTGTTTGATGTATCTGTACCTATTACATAATCCCCTAGTTGCGGTGCAACGGTAGGATAGGCTATTAAATTACTTATCTTCGCCATCTTCTGGTTTGTCTTTTATCTCGCCGCTCTCCAAATTAATAACTACATTGTCACCGTATTGTTTAATCAACTCAGCTTCAAAAGACGTAAATTCAGATCTAAGACCATCTATAGCGCCTAGCACTTGATGTTAGATTGGCAAAATTTTGGTTTAATTCTTGAAGTTTACTTAAATGTTCTTCGCTTACTTTTTTTACTTGTTCACTCATTTTATTTGTATTTAATTATTTTTTTCAAAGTTACGTATTATTTATTTAAATTGTTATTTCCCTTTACTATTTATCTTGTTTATTGTCTAGTTGTTCTTTTAATTCTTGAATTGCTTTAACTAGTATGGGTACTAATTTACCGTAACTCATTTCTAATTTATCAGGATTTTCGTCATATACTAATCTTAATGTGTCGCTATCTAAAGTATTCAACTTCTACTAGGTTTCCATCTTCATCTTTTTCAGTTCTAATTTCAGCTCTATTGTTCCAAACAAATTTTCTAGGTTTTAATGCCATTACCGTGTCTAATCCTGTATCTAAATCAACTATTTCTGTTTTATCTCTTTCATCTGATAAAGCAGTTATAGAAGTTACAGCACACCTTAACACACCAACACTTGAATTACCTAAAGTAATTTCGTTACTAACTGATGCTGAAGTTGCAGCAGCACTATAGCCTATAATAGTATTATTGCTGCCGGTAGTTAAATCATTAGTGCCAGTTGCTCCGGCTTTACCACCTAAAAGTGTATTATGAATACCTGATGAAATTTTCTTACCAGTATCGAAACCTACAGCCACGTTAAATGGATTTGAAGTTCCAACTTGAAGGCCTAAAGCATTATGACCAACCGCAACACTTCCATTCTTAGTGGATTCATTTTCTAAAGCCCTGTCTCCAATAGCTACATTACTTTCACCTGATGACATTGCAAAACCTGCATTTCTACCAACAAGTACATTCTTCTGACCTGTAAAATTGCTAAATCCAGCCGCCTCATATCCTATAATTACATTGAAATCTCCAAGAGTCATTGCATCTGCGGCTTTACTTCCTATTATAACATTTTTTTCCGCATTAGTAAGACTTTTACCAGCTTCATAACCTTTGGTACATTTTGAAGAGCTTGAAATCCTAAACTTGTATTACCAAAAACTCCAGCTCCAAAATTGAAGGTTTCAGCTCTAACTAATCTATCAGTACCATCTACAAAAGGAACGTATGCACTAAGTGATAGTGTTTGAAATGAAGGGTTGGCTCCTGCTCCATTTGAAGTTAATACTTGTCCTGCTGTACCTATTGCAAGATTAGTTATAGTGTTAGTATCTGTAAATACAGGTAGTGCATATTGCACACCAGATCCATCAATTGATCCGCCGGTTGCAGACACAGTATTAATTATGTCCTGCATTGTGTAGACTTCTCTACCGCTATTTGCTCTTGCAGATCCTAAGTCTGAAGTAACTGTTGATGAAGTTAGTGTGTGAAATTTTTGTCCTACTGGTATAATCGCCATTGTTTATTTATTTAAATAGTTACTTCTCTATAAAGAATCTCAATTATAAAGGGTGAATCTCCTTGGGATACTGATACCCCTGAGGAAGCTTGAAGGGTAAAAGGAACATTTGGCTGAATATCAGTGTTTGAGCCTGACATTGGAAAATCAAGACTTCCGTATTGATCAACAGCTGCATTAAATACACTAAATACTATATTCCTTGAGGGATCTGTTCCTATGTAAAATTGTATTATTTCGCCTAAAGCTCCTGCAAAATTATACTGAACTGAGTTGAAGTCTAATTTATAAACTACATTCATTACAGCTATTAATTTACCGGCGCCGGGTGCAGGAATTAACGATAAAGTTCCCCCGCCATTTAAACTAAGTAATTGAGAGGCTGATAATGTTACTGTTGCTTTTTTTAAATCTGTTGAACTGCCGCCTGCAGAAACACTATCTATAACGTCTTGCATTGTATAAACTTCTCTTTGAGATTGAAACTCTGCTGATCCTCTGTCAGTTGTGTCTACAGTAGATGATACTGTGTGAAATTTTTGTTCTTTAGGAATTATTGCCATGGTTTATTTTTTAATGTTTTAAATATTTTACAAATATACTAATATTTTCCTTGTCTGCTTTTAGGACTTGACTTGGTGCTACCGCCTTTACCTGCCCATAATTTTTTACATGCCCAGTACCTAGCTGTTAGTTTTGATTTAGCTGTTCCACACTTATGTCTAGCTCTAAAACTTTTTCTTGCCGCTGCAGAATAATTATGTCCATAACCTTTAGCTCCAAAGTGAATTAGTTTTTCTCTACCGCCCTCACAAGCCTTTACCATTTTCTTTTTACCTGGTCTTGTAGAACGCCTTACTTTATTGCAAGGCATGTTTTTTTTACTAGCCATATTATGCGTTTCTTACTTTTGCAGCCCTAGTGTTAGAAACAAATTGACGACCACTGCCTTGTCTCTTTTTTTTCTTAGCTGTTGCTGCTAATTGCTTTTTACTTAATCTCCTTGCTTTTGCTAAAGGAAGACATCTATCTGGATTCTTTTTGTTTTTAGACGTACCACAAGGCCCCTTGATTTTACCATCGGTACCGATACGAACCCACTTTTGTTTAACCCATTTTTTTAATTCTCCCATTATGCGCTTGTATTTCCCATGGCAGAGTTCTGTCATAGGTATTAATTTTACTACTCGGTATACGCTGTATTGGCGCCGTGATGCTTTCTCTATAATAATAATTATTATGATCGAAATGTAACAGCCCTAATCTGATTTGATCAAGGTGTACTTGCTCGTGCTTTACAGCTTTACGTTTATTTGCTGGCGTTGCGTCTTTATTAATTTCAATAACGCCGTTAGGATTTATTTGACCTAAAACATTTTTAGACATTTTTTTCTCCACAACAATCCTGTCTCCGTTGGAGTATTGTTTGTTGTGACCGAAAACTTCATAAATGTTTTTTAAGTTAAAAGCCATTATTATTGTGAATAATCATTTATCTTTTGCTGTTTTTTAAGAATAGCTCCTTGCTTTCTTTTAAAAAATTTGTCAGAAACTTTTTTACCATCTATTTTTTTCTGAGCTTTTTTTACAATATTCTTCTTTTTTCTTTCAATAGCTTTTTTCTTTCTTGCTACTTTATTTTCAGACAACTCAGGCTTTACCATTCCCATTTTAGGTTTTTTACCTTTCATTATTTTCTTTTGAACTTTTTCAGGCAACTTTTTAAATCCTTCATTTAATTTAGCCTTTCTCATTTGTGAAAGCTTTGGATTCTTTCTACCCATAGCCTTTTTTACTTTTTGTATAGCATTAAGCATAATTTCTAATTTTTAATTGTTATTATCTTCCTTTTAATTTTACTTTCCTTGGTTTCTTAATAATAGTTTTCACTATAAATTGATTTCCTTTCTTTGTAACCTTTTGTTCTTTTACATTATCTTTAGGCGAATCTTGCATCGCTCCTGAAATATTATTACTTCTACTCTTAACAAGAGTTTCATTTTCTACATTAAATCTAGGGTAAATGCTTTTAGCTTCTTTAACATAAGCTTTCATACATTTTTTTTTCGCATTTCCTGTTAATCCTTCACAAGCCATATCTTTATTTTTTCTTTTTAGTTCCTTTAGCGTAATTTGGATCTTTACAATATTTGCTTGCAGCCATATTTGCATACGCTGAAGGGTATCTATCGAAAGTTCTTTTTGCCCAAGCAATTCCAGCTGGACATATTTTATTTCCTTTTGTTCTTCCTTTTTTTGCCATTATCCTTGTCCTGTATATAATTTTTTATACAATTTACTATTTTTTAATTTACTAGTTTTAGTCTTAGCGTGTATGCCAGGTCTTTTTTTTCTAGCTTTCTTATACTCAATTGGATTTATTATTTTTCTTGCCATTACTTTTTAA